GCAAATGTGATTTCCAACGATCCAAGTGAATCAAAATTTCTGTCTGATGGATAGAGAAACAAATCTTTCAAAATGATTTCTGAACCATTGAAAAATGAAATGATGTTTGACTGACCATTGAATGTGTAGTGTTCACCACTAACCAATCCCCATTGACCACAGACATCAAAAAATGTGTTCAATGTTGTCTTCTTCAATGTGTCCAATTTAGACCTTCCAATCAATCCCCTGATGCCATCATACTTCAAACACATAGTGATTGCATATGCACAAAGGATGAATGATTTTCCACCACCTGCACCACCACCAAACAAGACTTCAGTTGTCTTGTCATCATTCAACAAATGCCACATGCATTCATTCTGTTGCTTTGTCAATTGTGGTTTCATTCAGGTTTTTCAAGTTGAATTTCAATGTTCACATTCTTTCCTTGGTGTTCAATTTCTTGTCTTTCTGTGTACCCTCTTGACTTTCCTTTTGTCTTCAAATAGAAGATGGTTGATGTGGTGTCATTGTCTTTGATGTTTTCCATCAGCTTTGATTCCACAAAGTCAATCAGACCTTCTTGAATGTTTGAAATCTTGTCTGCAAAATCTTGGTCATCAGACTTCCAATTGTAGAATGTTTGTCTTGATATTCCAAATGCTTTGCAACTTGCATCAATGTTGCCACCTTTCTTTTCAAACACTTCAATGAATGTTCCTTTTTCTTGTTTCTTCATTTTCTCTTTTTTATAGTGTCCATTTTGTCAAGAATTCACTGTCTTGTGATTGTCATCCAAATCAATCAATTTCCAAACATCAATGTCAATTTCTTTAATTTGTTTGTATATCAAACGCACTTCTTTCAAGACTTCTTGTCTTTCTTTTTTTGAAATGTCAATTCCTGTCACTTTGATGACAAGGTGATGTGCTTGTTCCAAAAGTTTGTGTGTTTCTTCTTTCATTCGTTTATCATTTTTATCAATTCAAAAATATATTTCTGCAGACAGTCACCACATAAAAGGTCACAATGTTTTTCATGCACAATCAATTCACCTTCATCTTCTGAATTGAATTCATATTGACACCAAGAACATTCATGTTCATCTTTGTCATTAACTATTGAAAACAAGTTGTTCATTCTTTTCTATAATTAAGGAATTCATTTGGTGTTGAAAAATTCTTGTTTTGTCATCATAGTAGTTTGGAACATGTCCAAACATCAATTGAAATGATATGTCAGAATTGATGACTTTTGGAATGTCAAAAAATTGATTTTCAAAAGATTCATCATTCTTGTCTTCACAGTTATATTTCACAACAGTTTGGTGTTTTGTTTTGATTGCCATTTTTATTTGATATTGTATTTTTTTGCCACTTTTTTGATTCCTTGAAATGATGTGTTCAAACAAGATGAACATCCTGTGTCAGGTCTGAAGTTAGAACCAAAGATGTCATTGTGCAGTGCAACCATTTCAATCCTTGCATTTCTGTCTTGTGCAGTTCCTGACCTTATTTTTGGAAATAGGACTTTCAGTCTTTCAATTTGGTCTGTTGATAGTTCAATCATTTCCATTTGTTTTTTGGACATTTTTCAGATTTCCATTTTGCTTTTTCTTCAATTGGACATCCACACACATCACATTCTTTCCATTCATTTTTGGAATGTTCACAATCCATGCATGTCAACATTCGCAATTGCCAATTGAATCTTGATGTCTTTCTGAAACCATCAATGATGTGTTTGAAAACTGCAATTGTGAAATTGAATGCTTTGCTGATCCATGATTTTCTTTTCTTTTTAAATGTCATAAGTCAAAAGTGTTGTTTCTTCTTTCATTCGTTTGTTCAAGTATTTCATCACTCTGTGTGTTGTGTCAAAAATTGATGTTCTTGAAATTCCTGTCTTTTCTGCAAGTGAATTCAATGTCCATCTTTTTCCATTGTTTGAACCGAATTTGTAAAGTTTGAAAAGTTCTGCATCATACCAATACAATTCACCAAGAACTTCATGCATTGTGTCAACTGCATCATCAAGAAATTCATTGTGCAATTGGTTTCTGATTTCCTGAATTGTAGGTGTCAAAACATTTTTGTTGCTTGGACAGTATTCATCAGGAACACCTTCAAAGAATTCAAACATGAATTTCTTTTGAAATCTGAATTTGTAGTGATATGATGAAGTTGATGAATTCCACATGTTCAACATTATTCTGACACAATAGAATTGCAATGCTTTGTTGTCATGTAGTTCCTGAATGAAATCTTTGTCTTTTTCATAAAGTGCAACCAAACATTCTTGCAAAAGGTCTTCATGGTCTTGGTGATTGTTTGTGATGTTCCTTGCAGCAACCAACAATTTTCCATAAAATTCAGATGTCATTTCCATTGTGTCTTTTCTTTAAATATAAAAAGGAACTAAATGTTCAATTCAATCATTCCTTTTGTTGACCACACTTTTTTTGCAGTGACTGTGTGAATGTGTGAATCTTCAGAACATACTGCATCAAACAAAGCTTTCAGGAAGTTGTCAATGTCAGGTCTTGACTGATGTGGTTTTCCATTCATTTCCAAACATTTCTTCTTTGTCCAGGACTTTGGCATTGGCACAAAAAAAATGACATCAACCTGACCTGAATCAAAGTTGATGCCATATTCCTGCAATGAAGATTTCCAATTCCAATACTTCACAACAACAGGTCTTTTTTTCCACTTGTCTGATTGTGTCATCCTTGGTTTTGGAAATGGTGCTAACTCAATTCTCATCTTCAATTGCAATCAACAACAAAACAAAATATCCAATCAAATCCTTGACTGTGTCAATTGTGTCTGTATTTATTCCTTTATTTTTGATTCGCATCAGTTTGTCATCTATTCTGCAACAGATGTTTTCAGATGCTTTTCCTTTGGCAAATATGTTTGCAGGTTTTGTTGCACTGTCACCATAAGATTGATTCTTGTGCAACAACATTTGTTCAACTTCATCAACAATTCTGATGATTTTGTCACTTGTTTTGACATTTTCAGTCACAGATCCATTCCTGTTTTCATCAAAAAAATGTTTGCTTTTCATGATGACAAGGTACAAAAAAGAACAAGTGAAAATCTTTTGTTGATTATTGTTGGTAATTAATTAAAAGTGTGTATATTGCAGACATATTAATCAACTAAATGAAAACAGAAATGACAAATTCAACTTTTTACAACCAAAACATTGCAACTGAAATCAGTGAACTTCATGACCTTGGTCTGATGGCATTCAACAACACATCTTCAAATGATGTTTGTGATTCAATTGCATTCCTTTCAAAAGACAAATCAACCAAAGTGAAAATCTTTGTTCCAAATGCAGACATCACTGACATTGAACAAGAAATGTTTCACACATTTTCAATTCAAATCTTTTTTGATGACAATGAAGAATCTTGCAATGATTTGGAATTTGACACTTGGAATGAAGTTTTGGAATTCATCAAATCGCAAAACTTCTAATATTAAAGAAACACCACAATGACCTGCACTGAAACAAATGCAGGTTTTTTGTGGTATCAGACAAAAGTGTTTGACAATTTAACAACATCAAAATGGAAATATTCAGAACAACAAAATCAGTTTCAGTGATTGAAACAAGATTTGTGGAACAATGGTTGAACATGGAAATGGATTCAATGAAACACAAAATTCAATCAATCAATGAATCAATTGCACAAATCAAAAAGAATCCAATCATTGACCGAAACACTCAAATGATAAAGTTTCATGAAGGAAGAATTTCATCTTATCATGCAACACTTGAATCATTGGGTTCAACATTAGAAATCCTTAAAAAAATGAGTCATGAAATATAAATTCAAAGACCTTGCAAGACAAGAATTTCTTGACAATCAAAAAGAACAAGCAAAACTTGAATTTGGAACACAAGTTCAATTCTTTAAATTCTCATTTGATGACATGATTTTGACATCAATGATTCCTGCAGGAATTTCTGCAGTTTTATTTTTGTTGACCTCAATTGATGCCACATTGCTTTTTGGAATGTATGGTGCAAGTTGGTTGACAATTTTTGCTTTTTATCTAATAAACGGAACTAACTAATTTTTTATATCAATGACAAACTTGAAATCAAAATTGCTGAAAATTCAAAGTGAATTGAAAGCACCAAAGAACCAATTCAATGGATTTGGAAAATACAAATACAGAAACCAAGAAGACATTCTTGAATCTGTCAAACCATTATTGTTGAAACATGGACTGACATTGACCATTTCAGATGACACACATGAACTGTGTGGTCTTCCTGTGGTCATGGCAACAGTTTGTGTCCAAGATGACAAAGAAACCTTGTGTGTGACTGCACATGCAGGAATTGATGTCAACAAGAAAGGAATGGACATGTCACAATGTTTTGGTTCTTCATCATCTTATGCAAGAAAATATGCTTTGAATGGCATGTTCTTGATTGATGACACAAAGGATGCAGATTCAGAAAAACCATCTGTCAAGGAAAAAAAGAAACCAACACTTTCACTTGCATCAGATAACTATGACAAGGTTGTTTCATACTTGAAAACAACACCAAATGCAGACATCAATCTTGTTCTTGACAAGTATGTTGTCAGTGCAGAAATGAAAAAGGAATTAATCAAATTAACTAAATAATTATTCAAATGGAAATCAAAGGAAATGTGTATCAAATCAGTGAAGTTCAAAAAGGAACTTCCAAAGCAGGAAAAGAATGGACAAGACAGAATCTTGTCATTGACACAGGTGATGAATACAATCCACACCTTTCAATTTCATTCCTTGGTGAAAAGTGTTCATTGTTGAACAACTTGAAAATCAATGATGAAGTCAATGTTCACATCAACTTGTCATCAAAAGAATGGTCAGGAAAATGGTTCACAAATGTGAATGGTTGGAAGATTGATTTGGTTGGTGTTGTTGAATCAAATGAAATTGACAATGCACCATTCTAAGCATGGAAAGGTGATGATGCAAGACCACACAGGTGAATTTCCTGTGTTGGTTTTTGCAAATGGTGTCAGAATGCCAATCATCAAACTTGGTGGTGTAGAACTGCCATTTGACTTTGAACCACAATCAACCAAAGGAATGATTGTTGAAACAAGACCACACAGATTGCTTGAAAGAAATTCAAGAAATGGACTTTTCCAGTTCACATATATTTTCCAAAGACCACAGAATCCAAGTGTCTGTTTTCATTTTGATTGGTTAACTTTGAAAAAATATGTTGACACAGACATGTCTGCAGTCTATGGTGTGAAATTCGTTTCAACAATGGAACAGTCAGTTAAATTGTGGACTGAATTGAACAACCAAGGTGTTTGGATAAAACAGGACTTTGAAAGACCTGCAACACCTGAACAATGTGCTAAATATTACAACAACAACAAACAACTTTTTAAATTCTTATAAAATGAACAAATCCAACAGATTTTTTGAAAATGTCACACCTGAAATCATGCAGGAAATTGACAAAATTATTGATGCATCTTGCAGTGTTTACAGAATTAAACCTGCAGACATCAAATCCAAGGCACGAATCAAACCAATTCCTGATGCCACTGCAACTGCATCCATATTGATTGAAAAGTATTTTGACATCAATGAAACTGCACTTGCAAAAATATTGAACAGGGACAGGACTTCAATCTATATATACAGAAGGAAATTTGATGACAGAAAATTCAATCCATCATTTGAAGAAAACTTGATGAAGGCACAAGTGATTGTGGAAACAGGTGATGTTGAATCATACAGACACAATGTTTCATTGACAAAAAGATTGAAAGCTTTGGACATCTTGATTGAATCAATGACAAAAAAGAAAGAAAAAATTGTTGAACAAATCAAAGAATTGTCACATGTTAGGATGGATTAAATTGCACAGAAAAATCTTGGACAATGGCATCTTCACAGGTGATTCAGATTTGTTGAAAGTCTTTGTTTGGTCTTTGTTGAAGGCATCACACAAGACACATCAGGTTGGTGTTCACACAGTCAATGCAGGTCAATTCATCACAGGAAGGATTTCTGCATCACAAGAACTGAACATCAAACCAACCACAGTCAGAAACAAATTGAATCAATTGCAGGAAAAAGGATATATTCATTTGTTAACAACCAACAAATTCAGTGTTGTGACAATTTCCCAGTGGTCTGCATATCAAGTTGAAGAACAAGAAGAAACAAAGGTGAAAACAACAATTGATGAAAGGTGTGAAAAGTTTGCAAAAGAAGTGTTTGCATTCACAGAATACAATCAGGAAATGTTGAATGATTTTGTTTCCTATTGGACAGAACCAAACAAGTCAAAAACAAAGTCAAAGTTTGAATTGCAAAAAACATGGTCAACTGCAAGAAGACTTGCAACATGGTCAAAAAGGTCATTCCCTTCAAAAACTACAATGACAAACAACAAACCAAAATCAAAGATTTCTGAAGGAATTGACAAATGGCAAAGAGCAAGACAAATGGTTGAACAACAAAACAAAAAATAAAATGGATAAAGAAAAACAAGTTTGGTTTTTATATAAAAACCACAAACAACAATTGACACTTGATTGTGTTGATATTATTTCCAAGGCATTCTTGGAACTTGGTGTCAGGAATGTCACTGCAGAAGATTTTGTGACACTTGCAAACATCTTGGTTGAAGACCTTGCATCCACTCCAAAGTTTGCAAAGTTTTATGTTGAAGATGTCAAAGGTGCATTTCACCATGGTGTCAGAAACAATGATGACTTCACACTTTCTGTGAAAGTTTGGTTCAAATGGTTGCATCAGTTTGAACCTAAATCAAAGGCAAAGAAAGAAAAACTTGAACAAGCAAAATCACAACAATTGGAATGGGTAGAAAGAACAAAATTGATTGGTGAACATGTCAAAAAATTGAAATCATGATTGAAGGATTTGAAAAATACACACATGAATTGACTGATGTTGAACTTCACAAAGTTCTTCCAATAGTCATCAAAGGATTGTCAAACAAAATTGGAAAACACAGTGCAGTGTCAAACAAATTCATTTGTGACACATTGAATGCAAAACAGATGTTTGGAAAATACAAATTGACATCACCAAGAATCAGGAAAATAATCAACCACATCAGAATGACAGGACTTCTTTTGCATCTTTGCAGTTGTCAAAAAGGATATTTTGTAGCAAAGACCAAAGATGAATTTTTTGAATATCTTGATGGACTTGGACAAAGGATTGATTCACAACAACAAGTTCATGATGCACTGATTTTTCAATTGAAAAGGTTTTCACAATGATGAAAGTTGGAAGTGATTTTTCAGGAATTGGTTCACCTGAAGTTGCATTGAAGAACCTTGGAATTGACATTGAACATGTCTTTGCTTGTGATGTGGATGAATATGCAAAGAAATCATTTCTTGAAATACACAAACCAAATGTTTTTTTTGATGACATAAGGAACAGGAATCATGGATCGGTGGAAAGACTTGACATGTATTTTGCAGGATTTCCATGTCAGGCATTCAGTATTGCAGGAAAAAGAAAAGGATTTGATGATATTCGTGGAACACTGTTCTTTGACACTGCAGAATTCATCAGAATCAACAGACCAAAAGTCTTTGTTCTTGAAAATGTCAAAGGACTGTTGAATCATGATGGTGGCAACACATATCAAACAATCATTGAACTGTTGTCAAATGGTGGTGGAACTGTGAATTCACAAATGTCATTTGATATGTTTGAAGATGGTCTTGGATACCATTTGCACACTTGTCTGTTGAACACAAAGGAATTTGGATTGCCACAAAACAGGGAAAGAATTTTCATTGTTGGATTTGATAAGTTTGCAGAATTTAGAATTCCAAAAGGTTTTGAATTGACAAAAAAATTGATTGATATTTTGGAAGATGAAGTTCCTGGAAAATACTATTTGAAACAGAAACAAATTGATAAGTTGATTGAATACAACAAAAGACAGACTGAAAAAGGAAATGTATTCATGGCAAAATTCCACAATCCAAATGAAGACATGATGTCTGCATTGAAAGTTGGTGGAAAAGGTGCAGATGACAAGATTCAGGTTGTTGCACATTCACTTTTTCCAAGAAGTTCAAAGACAGGAAAAGGTGGTTCAGGTAGTTTGTCAAAGACTGATGGGACTGCATATTGCATTGATGCACAAAATACACAAGCAATTGAAATCAAAAACACAAGAAGAATCAGAAGATTGACACCTTTTGAATGTTGGAAATTGCAAGGTTTTTCAAAAGAAGACTTTGACAAAGCTGCAAATGTTTGTTCAGACACTCAATTGTTCAAACAGGCAGGAAACACAATTTCTGTTCCTGTGATTCAGGCAATCATCAAGAACATCACAGATGCATTGGATAAGTGATAGGAAGTTCACCATTGTTCAAAACAACACCACATGCAATGATTGACCTTTTTGTGAAGTTCTTTGCATAGGCAAGTGCATATTGATTGGAATCAGTCACACCACAACCAACCTGCATTGCAAAATGTCTTGATGTCTTTGTGCAGTGCCATGAAACAGAACATTCTGTGTGAATATGACCTTGCACAACTGATTTTCCCCAATTCACAACCCTATTGTGACAACCTCTTGCACCTGATGAACCTGTTCCATGTGTGTATATGACACCATCTTGTTCATAGGAATCAACAAATTTCCATGTTGGAACTTCAAGAACTTCTGAAAGACCTTTCAACCATTTCTGTGAAATACCCATTTGAACTGCTTTTCTTGAAATTATTGCATCATGATTTCCAATTGTCACAATGCATTCTTTGTTTCCAAGTTTTAGGAATGCATCATGCCATGGTTTCAATTGGTCAATTGCTCTGTCAAGTTCTTCACCTGCAGCATATCCATCAGGATGTGTTTCATGAAAACTTGAATAATGCGAATCGATGCAGTCACCAATCAGAATGACTTGATTGCAATTGTTCTTTTCATAGACATCAAGACAGTGTTGAAGATAGGATTCACCATCATCACACTGACCTTTGATGAAAGGTGCATGTAAATCACCCACAATCAACACATTTCTTTGTTCTTTTCTTGAATCCATCACAAGTTGGTGTTCATGTGGTTTCAATCGCATTCTGATTGTGTTTCTGTTTTCTTCTGACATTACTTCTTTATTTTTTGAATTGTTCTCCCAACAAAATATGCACCATATATTGACATCAACAAAATTTCATAAACAGGAATGAAATCAGGATTGATTTGAAATTGTCCAAGATTGCCATCAAACACAGAAATGATGACAAATGCCACAGTCATGAAAATCAGTGTTGCAGGTCTGATGTTCTTTGACAACTTATTGTCTGACTGCATGTCTGATTTCCATCTGTCTGTGACCTGAATCTGTGCATTCTTTTCTGCATCATTCAAGATTCTTTGCAATTCGTTTTTGACAATTTGCAGTTCTTCTTTGTTGGTGATTGTAGTGTCCAGGATTCCTTCTGCACTTTTAAACAATCCACTGAATAGGTTTGTTAGTATGTCCATAAAACTTCACTTGGTTTGTTATTGGTTGAAATGTCGCAATGTATGAATGAATCACTGACACCAATTCTTGTGATTCCAACTGACAAAAGTGATTGAATGATTTTGAACCTTTTGTGTGAATCAGTGCAAATGATGTCACATGCCTTTCCTTCAAGATGTGCAGAATTTGGACTTGCTTTGTAACCTTTTGCAATCAATTCTTGGTTGTGTTTTTTAGTTCTGAAACCACTTGAAATGTTCCAAGGAAAATCACAAAGTGACCTTGCAGAATCAATCAATTCAATGAACCTTTTGTCCATGTTTTTCTGTGCTGATCCATCTTCTGATGGACAATCAAATTCAGAATATTTGAAAAACTTGAATGGTGAATCTGACATCTTTTTCTTTTTATTTGATTTTAGTTGTTTTATTCAAAATCATTTCTGACACACTTTTCCTTTGTTTTAAGGCATTTTGTGTGTTGTGGCATATCAGTACATCAAAAACATGAGAAATGGCAACACAACAATTTCACCTGATAAGAAACCAAGACAAAGTTGATGATTAAAAAAAATCAATTTATCCTTGCACATATCAAAAAAAATGTTGATGAATGAAATCATTTCTTGTTTTTGAAGTGATACATTTTTTGGATTGTGTATGCAATTGATAAGAGCAAAACAATCACTTTCAAAATGTTTTCAATGTCTGCAAATGTCACAGTCATCAATGTCATGGAATTGAATCCAAGCACTTCAACAACATCTTTCATCACTTCTTTTTTGTCCATGTCTTTGATTCTTTTTTCTTCAAAAATGTCTTCAATGCAGATTCATTTTTGTTTTTTATTTTATATTTTGAAAGTGTTTTCTTTTCCATCTACTTCAAATTTGATGGAAGAAAATCATCCAAGGTGATGTTGTTGATTCTTCTTTTTGGTTGCAGTTCCAAATTCATTCCGTTGAAGTAGTTGTGTCTTGATGGACTGACATCTTCATTTGTGTTCTGTGAATATTGTGGAAACAGGTTGTTGTTGTGGCACAAATAGTCAATCAATCTTTCTGTGTACCATTGTGCAGTGTTTTGGATTTCATCACGCAAGAATTTCAAATCATCCAATGATGCAGGTTGTCCTGTTTCACTTGATTTTCGCATGATGTCCTTGTTCTTAAATTTGAAACCAAGAAAAATGATTGATTCGTACAATGTCCACTGAACAAGTGCAGGTTGAATGTAAGTGTTCACAAGCTTTTCAAAGTTTTCATTTCCTGCATCATCAAGTGTTCCTGCAGAAATAAGACTTTGAAGATGGTCATCCAATTTTGAACCAAGTGCAGTCAAGATGTATTTGTCCTGTGCAATCTTGATGTTTGGAATCAACAATTCTGTGTCAACATTTTGGTTGATTGTGGTTGATTCTTTCAACCTGTTTTCTGATATGTAAAGGACTTGTGTTGCCATAGTTATTTTTTACCTTGGTTTGGCATGTCAATCGGTCTTGTCTGTGCAACCTTGTCTTCAAGGACAACACCTGCAGATTTCAATGCTTTGTTTGTACTATTTTTATAATATTTGATAAGTGTTTTTGGCAAAAGTTCACCTGCAGGAACATTGATTTTGTTTCCATTTTCATCAATCACATTGAATCCAAGATTTGCATCTTTTGGAACTCTCCTACGCATGAAAACAACCCTTGACCAACTATGGTGACAATAAACACCACCTTTCCACAAAAATATGTCATAAGTGTCTGAACCACCTGCACCAAATCCTTTGTTCAATGGCTTTGATGATAGTGTGTCAATGTCTTCTTTTCTGTAGACATACCCTTTTGACTTGGAATTGTCAACCATCTTTTTGCAAAACTTCCTGGAATTTGATTTCAATCCACCTTTGTATCTGTACAAAACACGAAACATGAAAGAATCACCAAATGGTGTTGGTTTTCTTTTGTCACCTTTTGGAATGAATGGAATGGATGCAAGTTCAACATTTGACATGTTTTCATCTTCACCTTCTGCATCAAAAACTTCTGATTCATGGATTTCTTCCCATTCATCAACATTCACAACTTGTGCAACTTCATCAAGTCTTTCAAGAAGTTCATCTGCAATGTCATCATTCATGTCATATTGTTGACAGGAACAATCATCACAAGATCCATCTTTTTTTTTGCAATCTTCATCCAATTTCACAAGTGAATCATCCCATTTTTCAAGTGACAATTCTGTGTTTTCTTGTTCAACTGTTTCATCTTCTTTTGGCAATGGTTCAAATCCAAGTTCTGCACGAATTTCATCCACTGTCAACACCTCTTTCAAGACATCTGTTCCAAATCTTGAATTGATTGGTTTAACTTGTTCCACAGACAGATTCACATTCAAATGGTTGGTTGACATCACTGTGTCTACAAAACGCATCAGAACCATCTGAAAAGGTTCAACAACTGTGTTCATGTACAATTCAAATGATTCTTGCAATTCATTCCTTCCACCAAGTTGACCTTCAGTTTTTACACCAAGAAGTTGTGGTGATGTCACCCTGTGTGAAATGAAAAGGTTCTGAATTGTCAATTCATTCAACACAACAAATTGTTTGTCTGCATCACTTTGTTGAATTGGTGTGATGTCAGGTTTTTTGGATGCATCATCTGAAAATGTCAAGACCATTGAACCTGCATTCTGAACACCTGTGAATTTTTGCTTGATAGAATTTTCAATCTGAAATCTTTCTTCCTGTGTTGGAATTCCATTGTTGAAATTCACCCACATTGAAGGTGCAAATCCATTTGCAATGTTGTTCATGTGAAATTCTGCAGTCAATTTGTCTGTCACAATCCAAGGAACTGCAGCCCTGTAGTCAGGTGCAGAATAAATTTCTTGTCCTGCAGTATAGATTCCACCATAAAACAACTGTGAAGATTCTGTTCTGTCATTATTGTTGAATGCTGCAACAGGTCTTGGTTCAAATTCTGCTTTTCTATATTGTGACCAATCTGCAGAAATCCACCATGTGTCAACCTTTCCATGTTCATTCACTTTTCCTGCTCGACAATGTTCAACAGGTACATGATACAATTCAGCAATTCTTGTTTTGTCCTTTGACCAAATCACATTGACTGCAAATGAACCTTGCAATTTGATGTCATGTGAAAGCTTTGACCAAACATCATGAAGTGATTCATCATTCCTGTTCACCTTATTCATGAAACTCCTTGCTTTTGACAAGGTTTCTGCAGTTTGAATTTCAGTGTTTTCAATAACGAATCCACGACCTGCAATCATTTGTGCAGTTGCATTCACAATTGCAGAATGTGTTGAACTATTGTTGTAGATTTCAATCAAAAATTGTGGATATTGATTTTTCAAATCACTTGTTCCATATTCAATCCAATCACCTTGACTTGTTTCAGACACTTTTGGTGATGTCATTTCACTGAATTGGACATTCATCAAAGGAATGTTGTTCTTTGTTGTTTTATCTGAAACAACTTTTGTCTTTTTCTTTGCCATCTTATGAATTTATATGGATAAAATTGTCCACAGTGTTTGTGTGTTCTGTTGTTGTTAGTTCATCAGTGTCAAGAACAGTCAATTTGCCTTGTTCCAATAATGCAACAACACTTGAATCATTGACATCAAGATTTGTTGAACTGTTTTGTTGATATATTTTGTAAGAATAGAAACCTGCAGGTGATATTTTCACAGTTCCTGTGATTGTTTCAGTTGAATCACCACCTTCAATGATTTCAATTGAATCTGTTCTTTCACCAAACACCACCAATGGTGTGTTGTTATAGAAAATAGTCTTTGCAACTGTGTGTTGTTGGTCACTTTCAAAGACACACAAAAGGTTCTTATATGCATTTGACTTCAATTTTTCACTGATAGTCAAAACAATTGTACTTCTTTTTGGTGTTTCAACACCTTGTGAATCAACACTTCTTCTTGTGATGAAAATCATTTCTTGGATTTCTTTTTTGTTGTTGGTTTTTCTTCAACAAATTCTTCAAAATACTTTCCAAAACCCATTTCACCAAGTGTTTTCATGTCATCTTGTGTCAATTCAGGTGTGTTTTTATATACACCATCAATGAAAAAAGTCAATCCAACAAATTCCTTTTTAGTCTGCAACATGTCTTTGTTTTCTTTTAAATATAAAAACCGATCTTTTGTTCATTTTTGTCAAGTTTAACCAAAAAAAAAGATGCATTTCTGCACCTTTTCTTGAAATATATTGATAAAACTATGCAGTGATAGTGATGTTTGCAGGTGTTGTCAATCCTTGGAATGGACTGTTGTCCTGTGTCAAATATCTTGCAGGAATTCTTTCAAATGCAGTGAATGTCATGTCATATCCATTGGCATCACCTTTGGCAACTCCTGTTGCAATAGTTCCTGCAGTTAATTCTGCAAGGTTTTCTTCACCTAACAAGAACAGATTGTCATTTGAATCAAAGACGAAAATGTACAACCTTGATTGTGCAAGAAGTTTGATTTGTTTTCTGTCTGCTGCAGATAGTTTGTGAAGTTTGATGTTGACTGATTGTTCAAAAAACACAGTTCCATTTTCAGAACTTGATTGAATTGTTTCAGTCATTGAACCTGTGTTGACAGGTAGGTCATATTGAAAAACAGTTGTTGCTGCAATGTCAGTGATGATTTCTGTTGATGCATCAATTGACAATGCACCAAGTTCTTGTGCAAAAAAGATTTTCTTGATTCCACCAACTGCATCTTTACAATCCAATGCCCTTCCTGATGATAATGCTGTGCAAATTGCCATGTGTTTGGTTTTATTTTGTTAATATATAAAGGAACAGGACACAATGCCCTGTTCCATTTTTTGAATTATGCTGATGTTCCGTAATAAACTACTTGTGAACCATCTGCAACTTGACCACCTGCACTGAATTTTGCCACAAATCTAACATTTGAAGAACCATCAATTTGATTCATTGGTAAAATTGTCAATTGTGTCATATCAGAAAATAAGTCAGTACCAAAGAAAACATTTGATTCTCTTGCAGCAACCATTCTGTTGTCTGCTAACCCAGGTGCATGTACTAAATTGATACCTTCAAAGTTTAAAGGTGCTGCACCAACATGATATTGGTTTAAATATCCAAGATTTGCCATTTTTTCAATGTACAAACGCATGATTTTAGTTGAAATGTAGATGTTTAAATCTGCACTTCCATAAACTGCATCAGGAATTGCATTTTTCACTTTGTTCAATTCAGTCAATACATTTGTAATTGTCACAGTAGTTGGAACAATGTCAATCACATCACCATTTTGTGCAAGAACTCCTGTTGTGTCTGTTGCAAGACCTTGGAATCCACCACCTGATGCAGCACCATTCCAAAAGTTTGTTTCAACATGGTCTGCGATTGTTTCGCCTAAATAACCAATCACAAACTGTTCAAAGTCTTGTGGAATTGTTTGGTTGTTTCTTCCTGCTCTCATTTTTGCAGCTAACCAATCTTGTGACATTGTATCAGAACAAAGGTCAATGTTGATTTTCAATGCAGTAGGTGAAAGAACTGATTCAGTCAGTGTCAATGTTCCTGCATTTGTGAAATCACAATCTGCTGCAGTCACAAGACCTGCACCTGCAACCTTGTTCAATACTCTTTTGAATTTTATGTTTTCTAATACAGTAACACTGTCAAGTGATGCTGCAGATAATAATGCAGTACCTATGTACTGACCTGCAGATTCACCTGCATATGTTGACCCTGTTATTACTAAACCTGCCATAATAATTTTTTTTTAGTTAGTTAATTTATTTATTAATATTTGATAAATTCCAAGAAACCCTTTCTTTGGTTGTCATGTTTGACCATTCCATTTTGGAAGGTTTGTTGTTGTTCATTTTTACATTTGATTCCTTTGCAAACTTTGATGTTTTGATTGGTTCTGCAGATGGTTCTGCACTCAATTCAACAACTTGTTTTGCAAGTTCTTCTTTTTCTTTTTCTACTGAATCAACTTGTTCTTCCAAACCAAGCTTTTCAGACTGCATTGAATCAAATTCAGAACGCAAGTTTTCAAGGTCTTTCTTCACTTCTTCAAGAAGTTCTTTCATAACCATTCCAACTGCATCAAGAATTTCAGAATTTTCTGACATTGCAACTTCTTCTGAATCTTCTTCTGCATCAACTTCTTCTTCTGTTGCATCTTCTTCAGTCACTTCATCAATTTCTTCTGATGGATTGAATTCAAGAACAACACCTTCAGAATCAACACTGAATTCACCACCATCTTCCAAGATATAGTTTCCTTCAGCCAATGGAAAAACTGAACCATCTTCTGCAACAACATTGATGACAATACCTGTTGCCATTTCTTCTGCATCTGATGAAATGATTGTTCCATCTTCAAGTCTTGCCTGTAGCATCAAAGTCACTTCTTCAGTGTTTTCTTCAATTCCAAGCATCATTTTCAATCGGTCTTTTAAATCCATGATTTTGCTTTTTCTTTTAAATATAAATTAAATTATTTTGTTTTGTTTTCTTCTTGTTTGATGATTTTTTCTGACCACCTCAACATGACATCACCACCCCAAAGTGCAAATGATATTGTTCCACAATCATCCCAATTTCCAGAATCATAAGTCTTTGCCCTTTTTAAATAGGAATAGACCCTTTTCACAGTTTTGAATGAAATCGGTTTTCTTGCAACCAATTGTGATGCACGAATTTTTCCAACTTGTGTTGCACATTTGTTTCCTCTTTCTTCATTTTCCATCATTCCTTTTTCTGCATTTGCAGATGCACCTTTTGGATAATTTGTGTATGATGCAAATTCATGTTTTTCCATCAAGATGTCTTTCATTTCTTCTTCTTCAATCAATTCAACCAACGCATCAAGAACTTCATGGTCTGTGCATGGCATGAAGACTTCAGATCCATCATCAAGAATGTGTGAATGGAATCCATCACAACCTATTGTCTTTGCATATTCAATTGCAGATTCTTTGGTGTCAAATATTGGAAAACCATCCATTTCACCAATCTGTTCCATCTTTTCACTTGACATCTTTTGCATCTTGTCAACAAAGAAACCTTCAATTGATAGACCTTTCAAAACACCATCTTTGATGCCTTGAATCACTTCATCATTTTCAATCTTCATTGCAACCATCCATGTGCCTTCAGGAACATCAAAACCATACTTTGTTGACTTGTCATTTTCCTTGTCTTCAACAATCCAAGATTCCACTGTGAAAACACCTGAAACCTTTGATTCATGTTGAATGGTCGCATTGTGATTGTTCTGATATTTCAAGTATGAATGTGCAGATTTTCTGACAGTTTCTTTTGAAAAATACACATAGTATTCTTGACCATCTTGACCAACTCTGAAAATCTGTTTGTTTGGAATCAATGCAGGTGAAACCAACATCTGTTGTTCTTCATCTAATTTTGCAAGACAAACATTTGATTTTTTTTGTTTATTGAAATAAAGAAAATCAACCATGATTGCAGGTTCAGTCACAAGACTGATTGCATCAATTGACACATCTTCATTTTCTTCATCAATTACTAATTCAACAATTTTGAATGGTTTTTTGTCCATGATTATTTTCTTTTAAATATATTTTTGATTAGAATGTTGCTTTTCTTCTTATTGATGCAAGTTGATTTTGTGAATTTGTCATTTCATCAGTCACCACATAAGTCTTGACAGGTGACATGAATGCACTTGCATTGGTTGGAATAGATGAACCACCTGCAACACCACCTCTTGCAAATCCAACACCACCACCTGCAACATTCATTGCAGACAATAATGGTTGAAACATTGATGTTGACCTTGCATTGATTACTGATTCACCTTTTGAAAGTCTTGCAGAAACAGAATCTGATGTTCCTGAACCATAACCACCAACCATCCCACCACTTGCATATGCAGGTTCTGATGAAAGAAGTTGTTTTGCTTGTGAAATGTTTCCAAGTATTCCTGCAAGACCTGTTGCATAAAGTGAAATCTTTGTTGCTGCATATGTGAATGGTGCTGCAGGTCCAGTTGCTGCAGCAAATTGTGATGCTGCTATTTCAGAACCTGTAACAAGTGTTGAAATTGCTTTTGCAGTGTCCACACCAATTTGAAAAAGTGCTGCAGCTTTTTGTGCCTGTGAACCTTTTTTCAAAACACCTGAAAGTGATGTGATACCTGTTGAAATTGCATTGAATGTTGCATCATTCAGTGATTGTTCTGCTTGTGCAAGTGTGACTGCATCTGCAAGTCTTTGTTGGTCAATCAGTTTTTGTTGTTCTGCAAGTTTTTGGTCATCTGCAAGTTTTTGGTCATTGATTTTTTGAAGTTCTTCTGCTGCTTTTTCTTGTGCATCAATTTCTGCTTGTATGTCATCAAGTTTTTTCTGTGCAATTTCATCATCTTTTGCCTTTTGTTCATTTTTGATTGTGTTCAAAAGGTTGTTCAAACCGATTTGTTTTCCAAATGATTCACCACGAATGTTTGCAAGGTTGATTTCAAGTTCTGCAAGTTCATCAAGGTCTTCTGCAGTTGATTCAGACATTTCAACTTCTTTCCTTTTGTTTTCAAGCATTTCTTCTGCAATGTCAATCTGTTTTTGCATCAAATTATTTTCAATGTCAAAAGCTTTTTTTGCTGCATCAAGTCTGTCTTGTGTTGCTTGTGATGTGTCTTCTGCAATGAATTTCAATGCCTCAACTTCTGCTCTTTGTTGTGCAACTTCAACATTCAAATCCCTTTGTGCATCACGAAGTTTTTGATTTGACTTGGTCAACTCATTTGTCAACTTCACATCATTTGCAATTTCAGTTCCAATGTCAGTGAATGCATCCTTGACATCATTTGCTGCACCTTTGAAGTCACCTTTGAAGAATTTTGTGACTGCACCACCAATCTTTGAAATCCTATCTGTCAACACACCAATTGTTGCACCTACAATTGCAAGACCTTGTTCCAAAAGTTCTGCACCTTTCTTTGTTTTTGTCAAGTATGTGACAAGTGAACCAATGATAACAACGAATGCACCAATTCCTGTTGAAATCAATCCTGCTTTGATTGAACCAAACATCTTTTTTGCAGTTGGAATCACCTTTGCAAATGCAGATTTCACACCACCAATGGTCACACCAAATGCACCAAAGTTGTCAAATGTTGTTGTTGCCTCATCACCCAATTTTTTGGTTGACTTGGTGACCTTGTCAATTGATTCTGTTGCCTTCTTGTCATTGACATTGATGACAATGTCTATTTCTTGTTTTTCTGCCATTTTTTTGGTTTTTTGTAGAATTCACCAAGAACAATCTTGTTGTGTTCTGTTTTTAACTTCATTTGTGTCATCATTGCAAGTGAAGATTTCATGACCTTCATCATTGACTGCATTGATTTTCCTAAAATTTCAAATTCATTCATGTCAAATTGTTTGTTGTGTTATGTATAGTGTTGCCATCCAATCAACTGTTGCACCTGTTTCACCTTTGACTTCAAGTCTGACAAGGTTGTTTGTTGAATCAGTTCTGAATGTTACTGTCCAACCTGCAGTGTGATTTTTGTGAACTGTGACACTTTTTTGTCCAATCTTTGTCAATCCACGTCCATCAAATTCAGACATTGTCACATCATAAGTTCCACGCAAAATGTGTCCGTAATATGAACCTGCATCTTTTCTGATTCCAATCACATCTGCACGAATTCCAAGAGCAGTGTTCAATCCTGAATAAAATTCAGAATTTGTCACACCATTCATATAAATGTCTTTTGCAGTGTTTCCAACTGTTTGCCCTTTATAGATGACAGTTGTGACTTGTGATTGTGCTTTGATTGTTTCTGAACCAACAGAAAGAACCATTGAATTTGGTGCTTGTGCAAATCCATTTTCACCAACAATGACTGAATTTTTGATATTCCTGGAAATTGATGTTCCTGTGATGTAGTCATCAACCTTGTTGTTCTTTCCAACCACAAGTGTGTTTTCTATTGAATCACCAAGTTTGTTCAATTCACCAATAATTGCAAGATTTTTTGTGTTTGATTGTGCAACATTTTTGTTACCTACAATCAAAGAATTTTGTGTTCCATGTCCAAATCCATTTGTCTTTTTGTGACCAATGACAACAGAATGACCACCATTCCAATGCCAATTGTGATTGATTCCATTTCCATGATTTCCCGATCCATGACCATGACTGTGTGAAATTTCTTTCCAAGAACACCAAGGATGACTGTCACCATACCAATTCAAACCTGCTTGTTCACAACAAGTTTCATTTGGAAGTGCTGCATTTCCACTTGCATCAACAAAGAAAACAGTTCCATCAACACCATATGCACTGACAGTCAAATCACAATCACCTTTTCCATCCCTGAATTGAGAATTGTTTCCAAGTTTTATCAATTCAACTGTTGACAATTCACCTTTTGTTGTGTTGTATTCAATTGAATTCACTCTGTAAATTTGATTTCTAATGAAGATTGTTTCATTGAAATTGAATTCATGCATGTCAGTTGGTGTCAAGTCTGCTTTGACTTCAACAATTCTTGATTGTTTTTCTGTCAATTGTCTGATGATGTCCTGATGATATTCAAAGAACAATGTTTTGAATGGCAACACTTGTCCTTGTCCATATTCAATGCTCTGACCATAGTCAACTTGAAGACTGTTTGATGTATTAATAAATTCATTATATGATTGAATCATTCCAACAGTTGTGTTGTTGAAAGAACCACCATTTTCAAGTTCTGATGTGTAGTTTGGAATATTTTCAATTCCATTAAAATAAAGAATTCTTGGTTTGTTTGAAATGTTCACATATTCACCATCTTCTTCACCAAAGATTTGTGGAATCACCATTCCATTTGAAAATGCCATGAAAGTAGGTGCAAAAAGAACATTTTCATGAACTTCAATTTCTTCTGAAATCACATCAAAATTGTGTGACTTTATGTGTTCACCATATTCTTTGACATTGTTGTCTTTGTAGTTGACAAGATTGAAATCCTTGTCATCATGCTGCATCTTGAATCTGTATTGTCTTGCAACTTCATGTGGTGTCAATTTGATTTCAGACATGTCAACCTTTTCTGTCCAATCCTTTGTTCCACCACTTCCATAGTAATCAACTGCAGGTTCAATCAACAAATGTGTTGAATTTGTCTTGTCAGGTATCATCACAAAATTGAACATTTGTGTCAAAGCTTTGATGAAATCAAACTGTTTGATTTTCATCCTGTCTTCATGTGTTGCAGGATTGTACACTGTGCCACCTTGCACTTCAAATCTTGCCCTGAACCAACCAATTCTTGATATATTTGGTATATTTATACTTGCCCTTCTGATTTTGATGACTATTGTTTCACCTGAATTCAAATTGAATGTTGCAGAACCTTGAATTTTGATTGCATCATTGAAATATAGTGTTGTTCCATCAGGTTGTGCCAATGGAACAACACCATTCACACCTGAATATTGATTGACACCTGTGAAAAAGAACACTTGTGTTGGTGTTGAACCTGCAACTGTTGAATTTGTTTCAATCATCACTTCAATGTCAGGTTCCAAGTTTGGATTTGCAGGAAATATTTTTTGAACAATTGAAGTGAAATCAACATTGACAGACTGATTGTCTGCAGTTGCAGTGTAAGTGTCTGAAGTTAAATTGAAAAAGTCAGATGAAAAACTGTCAACACCTTGTGTTTGTTCTATTTCAGTGAATGGAACTGTCAAAAAAGAAGATGTGATGATTGTTCCTGTGAAGTCAGTTGCAATGTCTGTGTCAACATGGAACTTACCTGTGTCATTTTCACCACCACCAAACATCAGAAATGTGTCACCAAAATTCCAATCCATGTGCAACTTTGTGAATTTTGTTGAATCAATGAATGTTGATTCATAAGTGAAACCAGATTCTTCAAATATCTTGTCCCAAATCCATTTGATGTTTATCCAAGGTCTGAATGCATCTGAAAAATTGTTCAAATGAATGTTGTTCCATTGACCATCAAAACCACCAATCCAATTCACCATTGGATATATTATTGCACCTTGAATTGGTTGTGTCCATGATGCCTCAATGATTGGCTTTGTGTATGGATGTGACAATTCAGAAAAACCAATGTCAAGGAATGTTTTTCCTTCAAGATTTGTTTTCAAATCTGCAAGTTGTTCAAAAAGTGTCACATTGTAAATTGAAGAAGTGTCTTTTTTTAGAACATCATCAATTTTCAAGAAACCATTGAACACTTCAACACCTTCAGCAATAAGAATTGCTTGTGCTTTTTCATAAGGATTCCAATTCCCAGAATCATCCAATGAATAGAAATGTTTAAAGAAATCATTGTTTGATTTTGATGATGGCAAAGAAAAACTTTTTGAATATCCTGAATTCTTGGAAGAAATGTCTTTGATGTCATCAATTTCTTTTGTCAGAACAATTTCTTCATCATCAAAAAGGTCAATTTCATATTGTTTCAATTCAATCAATTCAAGACTGTCAACATATATTTGTTGAATTGACAATGCACCCATTTCAAGAATCAATGCACTTGATGGTTGTGTTGCAATAAAGTTGACAATGTTTTCACCAATTGAAGGAACAATTTGAACTGTTTGATTGTTCAATCCAATTGTGAATGTTGCAGGATTCACATTCAATGGTGTGATGTTTGAAACCATGAATTTGACTTGATACAATTTTCCAACTTCAGTTGCAACAGTTTGATAGATTTTGGAAGTTTCAAGTGCTGCACCTGTGAATCTGACTGTTGGTGCAGTGACACCTGTGATTGGATTGATGATGTTTGAAAGTTCAGGACTTGTGACAGATGGATCAGAAACATCCCTTGACCATGTTGTCAACCAATATGCAGGTGCAACCAATGGAACACCACTATTTTCAAAAAAACTGTCTTCAGCAACATTGGATGATGATTCTTGTTGGTATGCAATTAGTCTGTTCATTTTTTATCCGTTTTGAATTCTGTGTTTGTGACTGAAAGTGACATCCAATTCATATTGGAAAACCTTGTCATTCTTTTGATTGTATTCAATGAAATTTGTTGATTGTACATTGACAGGAAAAACATCTTCACCTTCCAACATCCACACCATTGGTGACATGAAACATTCACGCATCATTTCAACTTCACCATCAACCAACCAATCTGTCTGCAGATTCAATTTCTGAACTGCATCAACATTCAAGTCTTTGACACCATGGTCACCTTGTTCAAAGGTATAGTTCAAATCTTGCCATGTTCCAACAGTCTTCATGAATGTTTGTCTGTCAAAATCAAATGATTTTTCATTCTTCATTGTGAAATTGTAGTAATCAAAACCACCAAGTGAATTCAACCATCCAAGTCTGAATGTCTTGAATCTTTCTGTGTCTTCATCACAATTGTCAATTTCAAATGTGTATGTTTTTGACCTACCTGCACCACCCTGAACAACTTGGACTGTGTAATATGATGTAGCTGCAGGAATTGGATTGATACTGTGATTAGTGAAGTTTTTTGTTCCACAACCCAAAAACAAAAGATTTTCAACACCATTGTTTGATGTTGTTCCGTATGGTGAACCACCAAAATTGTCATTGTTCAAAATCTGAGTGAACAACAATTGATTTCCACCTGAATCATAGAATCTGAAATTCACCCTGTCTGTCAATGATGTGACACTTGCACGATTTGTTCCATTGAACATAGCAATTGTGTGATAATCACCAAGTCTGATTTTTCTTTTGATTGATGCATCTAAAGTTGAAAGAAGATTTTTGTTTCCTGCAGTCAAATAGTATGATTCAAGTGTGTCATTGTTTCTTTGTAGGTCTTTAAATTGCCAAAGTGCAGAATTGAAAACTTGCAATTCCAATCCTTCTTTTGCAGGTTCGCCTGGAGTATTTTTTGCTGCACCGACACCTGTGTATGTGATAGGAGGAAATCCAACTGCAGTTGAAAATGATTCACCAAACTTCAACTGAATGTCAATCATTGTGTTGTCATTTCTTGACCACTTGTCAATTTGATGAATTGAATGTTGAACAGTAACAGATGAAACATTTGCTTTTTTTGATGAACCTGATTGATTCACACCATTCCTGTATCCACTGACTTGTGCTTTGCAATAGTCTTGAATGATTTGTTGAACATCAATGATTCCACGATTGTTTGAATTGTTTGTGAAGTTCAATCTGACTTTGAAATCACCTTTGATGTAAACATCTGCAACATATCTGAAATTTATTTCTGCAGAATTGTCTGAACTTAACACATAAACACATGGTGTGAACACAGGTGCAACCCTATTGAATAGATTCAACATGTTGTTTGTGTATGGATTCCTTTGAATTGATATTGCCATTTTTTTATTTTTTTGATTTTGTTTTGTTCATTTGTTCCAAGAAATCAATTGAATCACTAACATAAGCAAGTGCAACTTCCTTTGTCAATGCAATTTTGTTTGCTTGTATTGGATTTGAAAAAAAGAATGATGGTTTGACACCATACAGATAAATCGATCTTTGTATCAAAAAACGCAATGACTTCCTTGAAACAAATCTTCCTTGTTCATCACGAATTCCTGCAAGACCTTTTTTCACAATCCATTTGTCAAGTGATGCAGTGAATGATTTCCATGAACCACTTGCAGAACCACTTCCAAATCTATATGGTGACAATGGTGCTTTTGCAGAACTTCTTTTTCCCTGCATTCCTTGGTCAACAAATTTTGCATAATTAGAGCCAATAAACTCAAGCGACAGACCACCATTTTGATTTTTGGTGATAGTGTAATCAAGTGACTGTGAAAGTTCACCTGAAGTGTTCTTTCCTTGTCTTGACAATTCGCCTTGTGCATCTTTGATGACTTTTTTTGCGAATAAATTCAAAACCTTTTCTGTCCTAATTAATGCCTTCACTATATATATATTTATATTATCATTATTACCATTATTGTATGTGTCAAATTGATGTCATTTTGTTGTCAAATTGATGTCAACAGTTTGATGTAAGTCACTGACAATCAATCAATCAATTGGAACAACACAAGCATTTGCACTGTAATCAACTGAAATTGAAAAATCACCAACCCATCCTGAAACCCTTGTGTCAAACCTTTCTGTGAATGGATTGCAAGAAACATTTTCACTGATTCTGTAGTCTTGTGAATCAATTGTGAATGTTGGTGATGCACTTGTCACACCATTTTTCCACACTGCAATGAAGTCTTGAATGTACTGCAGACAGTCTGACAACACTTCATCTTCATTTGATTCATCAGGTTCAACCAAATCCATTGCAATCAACTTGAATGAATAGGTCAATTCATGTTTTGAAATTGATGCTTGTTCAGTTATCAAATGAACTTGTGGAAAGACCACAGTGTTTGCATCCACTTCAAAAATATCACCATGTGTGAATGTTTTGACTTGTTGATGATTGTCTGCAATCTGTTTCCAAACTGCAAGTATTTGATTGTATGTGATTACACTTGTTGCCATTTTTATTGTTTTATTGTTTCAATATCTTTTTGGAATGAAAGCCATGTCAAACATTCTGTCAATGGTCTTTCAATTACATTTTCCAATTTTAAAAATTCACCACCTGTCAATTTGTAGAGGATTGCATACCAACCCCACTTTTGTCCAAAACTTTCTTCATCTGTTTTGATTCCTTTTTCTTCTTTTGTTTCTTCAAATAATGGATTGAAGTCAGTGTATATTCTTGACCTAAATTCAAAAAAAAACACAGACATCCAAAAATTGAATCAATTGACATTTTGTGTTTGAACAATTCTGTTCTTTCATCACACTTGTCAAAGTCATATTTTTCAACTCTGAATGATTTCTTGTCCTTGTCAACAATAGGTCTGTAAAGGATTGACATCACTTTGTCAAGGTTCTTGAAACCATCTTGAAGGTATGTGTCCAAATCACCAAATTCACCAATGGTGATGTCTGAAAGCTTTGAATTGAATCCATATTCAACACCATCAATTTCAACAATCAAATTCAAATGTTCTGATGGTTTAGATTGTGCAAGTTCCATCAAATGTTTGAACACTTCTTCAACATCTGACTTCTTCAAATCCACAATCTTTTGTGAAGGAATTTCAATCAATGATTCAATCAAATGAAACATCAATTGTTGTTCAGTCATTTCATCCATTTCAACTGACATCAGTTTCTGATATTGTGCCAATGACACTTGTTTCCATGTTTCTGGAATTGTGTAATTGAACACCTTGTCATTGTCTGTGATTGTGATTGTCTTCATTTCTTTTTTTTAAATATAAAAATTCAATTTTTAGTTTGTACCTATTGCACAAAGTATTTTCCAACATTTGGATTCAATTCATAAAACATCCTCATCATCAAACAATCTGCAAAGTCAGGTGACCTTCCAATCAAATCCTTCATTTGGTCTTTTGGAATGATTTGCATCTTTCCATCTTTGTCCATGTCTTTCCTTTTGATGACTGACAATTCATCAACAATCAATTGTTGAATTCTTGAATCAGGACAATTCACAGACAATTCACCTGCATTGATAAGGTCTGCAAGTTTGAAGAAACACTGTGACTTGATGTTGTTGAAGTTTTGGTTCATCAATGGTCTTGCATTATTCACAAATGATTTTGTTCCTTTCAATAGGTCTGAAACACCACCACCAACACCATCTGAATCAATCACAACATTGGAACTTCTGACACTGTAATCATTCATCAAATCCTGAACTAATTGTGCAACCTCAACAACAGATGACCTTTCAAGAACAACAATCTTCTTGACTGATAGTTCTTTCCATAGCATCACCACAGTTTTATCTGCACCATATCTTGCAACATCACAACTGATGAACATTTCACCACTTGACTTTTCTGTGAAATTGAACATGTGTGAAATTGAATTGAATTCAATCAATGAATCTTTGGTTTCATCAAATTCCCAATCACCAAATAACAACCTTTGTTTTGACACTATGTCCAACTTGTTCAATTGGTCTTTGTAATGTCTTGACACAAATGGATTGTCATCAACCAATGTCTGAATGAACTTCCTGTGATTTGGAAGATTGTCATCTTTCCATGGTCTGTAAAAATCAGAATAAACCCAATTCTTTGCAGGATTGCATGTCATCAATATTTTTGGAACAAGATTGAATTGGTCAAGTTTGTACCTGATACGACTTGCAAGAACCTGAACACCTTTCTGAACAATCATGTTGCATTCATCAACACATGCAAATGTGATTTCCAAAGATCCAAGTGAATCGAAATTTCTATCTGATGGATAAAGAAACAAATCTTTCAAAATGATTTCTGAACCATTAAAAAATGAAATGATGTTTGACTGACCATTGAATGTGTAATGTTCACCACTAACCAAACCCCATTGACCACAGACATCAAAAAATGTGTTCAGTGTTGTCTTCTTCAATGTGTCCAATTTAGACCTTCCAATCAAACCCCTGATGCCTTCATACTTCAAACACATGGTGATTGCATACGCACAAAGAATGAATGATTTTCCACCACCTGCACCACCACCAAAAAGAACTTCTGTTGTCTTGTTGTCATTCAACAAATACCACATGCACTCATTCTGTTGCTTTGTCAATTGTGGTTTCATTCAGGTTTTTCAAGTTGTATTTCAATGTTCA